CTAGACACCGCGTTTCCTGGCAAACAAACAGGCGCAGCACACATGGGTACAGAATTAAAGTTCACTGTGATTGAGCCCAACGGAATCACTTTGTTAGACAGAATGTATGCAGCAGTGCAGGATCATGTGCCCAAAGATGGGGCTGGCAAAGTAAACTACACTGCGGTACAATACTTGTTGGCCATTCGTTGGTACGGGTGGGACCTTGACGGCGATCTCATACGTGGTTCGGGGCAAACTCAAGGGCTGACTGATCCCAATGCTGCTATTGAAAAATTTGTTCCTTTCAAGATTCAAACAGTCAACTGGGGAGTCAGCAACAAGCTGGTCACTTATGACTTTGTATGCAAACCAGTGGGACAGTTGATAGCAGGTGGTCAAAGTCGTGGCACTATCCCTTATGATATTGAATTAACTGACAGCACAGTTGGCGGCCTGCTGGGAGGTGACGCACAGTATGGCACCGCGTCTCCCAATGCAACTCCACCCACAGCTCCTGAAGCACCACAAAAAGCCAATGCAGCCCCGTCAAACAAGCCCACAATAAGACAGGGTCTCATGGGAGCCATGAACGACTTTCAAAAGAAACTGGTACAAGACGGGATATACGAGTATGCTGACACATACGAAATTGTTTTTGCCAACGGTGCAGAAAGCATTAGAGATTCGTCGATCATCAAACCAGAAAACAAGATCAAAAATCTTGCGGCAACACCCATGGGTAAACCAGTTACGTCTGACCCCAACGGACTAGATCCTCGCAAGAATCAAGTGGACAACACCTTGCGAAATTCAGCAGTGACAGCAGGCCAACAACTATTGCAGGTGATAGATCTTACTATTCGCAACAGTACTTTTATCACACAACAGGCTCGTGTGGTCAATCAAGAAGAACAAACAGATGAACTAGGTAATCCCATAGAAAACCCCACAGCAGCCCCTGCAACAGCCAAAGTCAATTGGTTCAATATCACCATGGAAGCAGTGCCTCGAACCAGCGAATATGATTACAAACGCAATGACTATGCATATGACATTCGTTACATTATTAGTCCTTATGTGGTTGTAAACTTTGACAGCAAGTATTTTCCTATTGCTAAGTTTAACGGGCTACACAAAAGCTACAAATACTGGTTCACAGGTCAAAACTCAGCAGTACTAGATTATCAAGCCAACTTCAATTCCTTGTACAACATGACCATAAGTGGTAGTGACAGCAAAGACTCAGGTACTGAAGCTATCAGACGCAAGTACACTTCCAGCATGCGAGACATTCCTACGTATGTGTATCAAGCCCGCAGTTCTGAAAGCAACCAAGGCGCAGACGGCAAAGGCAATGAAACATCAGCTAACGCTGCTGAATACTTGTACAGTCCCAGCGATCTGGCCACAGCCAAGGTGCGTATTGTAGGCGACCCAGGCTGGATACAACAGGGCAGTGTGGCAGCAGGAGTCAACCCCAAAAACTTTGACTACAAAGGTTTCTTGCCTGACGGCACAATCAATTTTGACAGCTCTCAAGTGATGTTTGAAATTGCATGGCAACGCCCTGAAGACTACAACCTCAACACAGGATTAGCAGATCCATATTCAGGTGCATATTCAGGCAATGAAAATCTAGCACGGCAAGCAATACAAAGTTATGTGTACCAAGCCAGAAAATGCACAAGTGAATTCCGTCAAGGTAAATTTGAACAAACTATTGAAGGCTCATTGTACAACTTTCCTGTGCCACAACAACAAAACACAGCCACTGCACAATCTGCTAGTGTGTCAGCAGATACCAGTGGCGCTGCTGAGCGAGCAGGCAATCCAGAAAACGCTCAAAGAGCTTCTGATACATTAACATTGCCAGGAACAGGTGCGTTGCCTGCACCGCCAGCAATAGACACTGTACAACTTAGTGCCACTGGCGCGGCCACAACGCTGGCATCAGTAAACTTGATTCGTCAAGGTTCAGAACCAACTACCAGCAACGGATCAGCTGTACAAACAGTTAATCTGCCAGCACCGCAGGCATTGAATGCACAAACAACTGTTACTAACACTCCTAGTCAGCAGATGTCTGGCGAAGAATAAGGAAAAAGCATGTCTGAAAATATACAACGTAGCAAAGGCGTACCACAGAATTACAAAGCAGACCGTGGTGGTGTACCGTCACAACCTGGTCCGTTTATTGGCACGGTCATGAGCAACGTTGATTCCACACGATCTGGGCGTCTGCGTGTGTACATTGAAACATTCTCTGACGGTGCTATGGACGATGATACCAAATGGACCACGGTAGAATACTTGCCAGGATTTTTTGGAACTACTCCATCAAATTCAGGTACTACCACTGGTGTAGGAACCTATCCAGGCAACAGAAACACCTACGGTATGTGGTTTACTCCCCCAGATATTGGCGTTAGAGTCATGTGCATATTTGTCAACGGTGAACGTGACAAAGGTTACTACATTGGAGTTCTGCCCGAACAAGGACTGAATCACATGGTACCAGCCATAGGTGCTAGTACCGCAGCCGACACAGCTAACGAAAATCAAAAAAAGTATTTTGCTAATGCAACCCAGTTGCCAGTGTCTGAGATCAATGCTGCCAACGCAGGTATTATCAACAATCCTCGCTTCTTTGATCAACCTAAACCTGTGCATGCTGTGGCAGCGGCCACAATGTTTCAACAAGGATTAATTAACGATACTGCACGTGGTCCTATAGCCAGCAGCAGCCAGCGTGAAAGTCCCAGTCAAGTTTTTGGTATCAGTACTCCAGGCCGTCCGATCTACCAAGGCGGATTCAAACAAGAAGAAATTCCAAGCCGTATTGATCAAGGTGCTATTTCTCCAACTGACACCAAGGTGATTGGGCGCATGGGAGGTCATACCTTGGTTATGGATGATGGGTCTGTTGACGGCAAAGATCAAATGATCAGATTGCGCACAGCCAAAGGACATCAGATTACCATGAGTGATTCTGGAGACTTTTTCTACATCATTCATGCCAATGGTCAGAGCTGGTTGGAGTTTGGTAGCGAAGGCACTATAGACCTGTACAGCAGTAATTCTGTCAACGTGCGAACCCAGGGCGACATGAATCTGCATGCCGACGGCAGTATCAACATGTATGCTGGCAAAAACATCAAGGTAAAAAGCAAAGAGGCCATGCAGGTTGAAACAGAAACTGATTTGATTCTGATGGCTAGAAAAAGCATGGCCATATACTCACGAGCCACATTGAGTATCAAAGCCGACGGCACCCTGGGACTGCAAGGTAAAAACACCAGCATTAATGGCGGCAGTTCAATTGTGGCCAGTGCAGGTACTATTGACCTCAATGGACCCAAAGCATCCAAAATTCCCACACCTGAAGTGATTCCCATGAACCTCATGCCTGATGTCACGTTTGATGCCAGCACAGGATGGAACCCAGTAGACAAAGGTATAGCCAGCGTGGTCAATCGTGCCCCTACACACGAACCGTACCCGTTTCACAACACAGGCGTTAGGACATAATGTATGACATCGTTTTCATTCTTTAATCCAGATGGTATCAGCCAAGACTTGCAGGCCGACAGCGTATTGGGTCTGATTGGTGCTGCACAAAAAGCAGGAACAGCAGTCAACACTTTCAAAGGTGCCAACCTCAAGAGCATTGCTCTCAGTGAAGCCACTGCACTGGGTGTGAGTGCAGTGCAAGGTGCGTTGCCTGGTGCTGTACGAGCAGTAACTAACGCAGCTGACGGCATAATTTTTCCTGCAGGTAGTAGTTCAGTCTTGAGCAGACTTAGTGCTGCTGCTCTAAGTGCGGATATTCTAAAAGCAGCCTTACCTGGCGGGGTACGAGCAGTAACCAATTCTGTAGACGGCGTGATATTTTTGCCCACCACTACTACAAGACAGTTAGGTGACATTGTTACAGGAGCAGGAGCTGACGTTCTAAGTAGATCGAGTGCTGTACAAACTCCACCGGGTGCGCCAGTGGTACCAGCTAGTGTAACAATTACTGCAACATCAACAGGTACAGTAGTAATCAAAGGACCAGAATCTTTGGATCGAGTTGCTGCCCAGCGAATTTTTGATCAACAGTTGTCTAGTGGGTCATTGATAGGACTAGCACCTGGTGCTGTCATAAGTGCAGCAACACAGGTTGCTAGTGGCCTGGTTACAGCTGAGTCTCAGTTGCTGCAACAGATTGCTCAAACTTCAAGTCAGGCAGAACAAGTAACTCCTGCTAGATCTATAGCTGATATTCTAGTAAAGTTTCCAATTACCAATGGTATTACAGTGTCTGACTATGCAAAACAACCTGCAGAAACTACTGGATTAGGTAATATGACTGCGGTGCAACTCACCAGCGTGTTGGCACAGGTGCGCAAACTAGCAGCACAACCAGCCACTGTGGTCACAGCGCAAGGTCTGGGATCATACGCACTCACAGCAGCACAATTAGCAGCCGCTGGCTACGTAAAGCCAGCAATAGCTCAACTGATGCAGACCAGGCAAAACTCTTTGCCTAATGTACTGAAAAGTCCTGCGGCCTGGACTGGTCTTGACGGGGCAACTTCACTGCAACAGATGTTGTCCAACGAATCTCTACAGCAGCAAATACAAGTAACTTTGATGAATATGGGACTGAGCTATCTCAATCAAGTAGGTATTGCAGTTGCACAATTTCCTGCACGAACTCAAGCAGGCGCGATACTTAGCGCAGCCAAAGATCCGGCTGCTGCCCAAGCTTGGTTACGCGGACAAACTGTTAGTGCTTCCGACAATGAACTGTTTAGTCAGTTTGTGAGAGATGGTGCATATGCAGTGGACTTTGTGGACAACAAAATCAACAATGCCATGGCCAACGAAGCAGATCCGGTAGGGATAACTAATGCTACCAATCGTACCAGATTGGATGCTGCTACTAATAGAATTGTGGGAAATCCCAAAGTGCCGCAACTGTTGTATGGTAATGAACCAGTAAATCCTGTGTTAGCAGCAGAATATGTTCGACTGCGCCTGGTGTTGGTCGCCGCGCAAAGTTCTGTAGATGCAGTGGTAGCACAAGCAACAACAGTACAAAACGCTGTGTTACGACAGAGTCTCTTGAAAAATTTTCAATCAGCGATGAACACTCTAAGGAATCAAGTAGCTGCGGTGCGACAGCAAGCTACTTCTGCAGCACCAATATCTCCTGCACTGATAACACAACTAGAGCTGTTGCTGCAACAAATAGACAATTTGATAGCCAGAATCAACAACAATATTCAGTTGATTGAACGAGCTAGATCCCAACTACAACGCCGATAAATATTGTTATGGCTACATTCGTCGGTTTCAACACCATTAACCAATTCAAAAAGTTTACCCTCACAGACTTTGAGTTGATCAAGCGCGACCTGTTGAATGCGTTCAACATACGTCCTGGGCAACTGCCTGGACGCCCAGCATACGGCACATCATTGTGGAGTTTTGTATTTGAACCACAAACCCAAGAGACCCAAACTTCTATTCAGACTGAAGTGCAACGTGTGGCTGGTGGCGACCCTAGGATTTTTGTAAGCCAAGTAGATGTTTACCCTCAAGAAAATGGTATTCTATTGGAAATACAACTCACGGTGGTGCCTACCACAGATGCCAAGATACTGAGCATTTTCTTCGACCAACAACAACGCACAGCCAGCTACGTATAACTGCGCCGTTTTTAGTCTCCATAAATACTTCAAGGTGACAAAAAGGTTCAACGAGCATGGCAAAAACCACTAGACAAACAGCAATTTTCGGCGTAGAAGATTGGAAACAAATATATCAGACCTACCGGGAAGCTGACTTCCAAAGCTACGACTTTGAGACTCTGCGCAAGAGCTTTGTAGACTATTTGAGATTGTACTATCCTGAAACTTTCAACGACTACATTGAAAGTTCAGAATTTATTGCGCTGTTGGATATCATTGCGTTTATGGGACAGAGTCTTGCGTTCCGTACTGACCTTAACACTCGTGAGAACTATCTAGACACAGCAGAACGTCGTGACAGCGTGGTTCGCCTGGCCAACTTGGTCAGTTACGATCCCAAGCGCAACACAGCATCCAGTGGCTTTCTCAAAGTGTTCAACGTAACAACTACAGAAAACGTTACAGACTACAACGGTATCAACCTCAGCAATGTCACTGTAGACTGGGCTGACCCCACAAACCCAGACTGGCAAGAACAGTTTACCACCATTATCAATGCTGCTCTAGTAGACAGCCAGCGTGTGGGACGGCCGGGAAATCGCCAGACAATTTTAGGTGTGCGTACAGATGAATATGCCATCAACCTGCTGCCAGGCTTCTTGCCAGTAGTACCATATACAGCCACTGTTGACGGTGTGTCAATGCCGTTTGAAGCAGTGACTTCTACCAGTGTAGGCCGCGACTATGTGTACGAGCCATCACCGCGTGCCAATGCACCATTCAATGTGTTGTTCCGTAACGATCAGTTGGGCTTTGCTAGTGCCAACACTGGTTATTTCTTTGCGTTCAAGCAAGGTACCCTAATCAACACAGACTTCAACTTGGCTGAACGCATCAGCAACCGCACTGTGAACATCAACGTGGAAGGTGTCAACAACGAAGATCGTTGGTTGTACCAATTGGACAACGTGGGCAACATCACCCGTGAATGGGAATATGTGGAAAGTGTATACACTGCCGCAGCAGAACAGCAAGTAGAACTACGCCCAATCTACAGCACCACTAGCAGAACCAACGACCAAATTACTCTGGTGTTTGGTGATGGTGTGTTCAGCGAAATCCCAGTGGGTATTTTCCGCTGCTATACTCGTGCTAGCAACGGCTTGGAATACATTATCAATCCTGCTGAAATGCAAAGCGTGAGTATTCCCATCAGTTATACCAGCCGCAGTGGCAACCTTGAGACTATCACTTTTACCTGTGGTATCACACAACCTGTGACCAATGCTCAGGCTCGTGAACCCATTGACGCAATCAAACAACGTGCTCCTGCTCGTTACTATACACAAAACCGTATGGTCAACGGCGAGGACTACAACCTGTTTCCTTACACACAATACAACAGCATTATCAAGAGCAAGGCTCTAAATCGTGCGTCAATTGGAACCAGTCGCTATCTTGACCTTGTGGATAATACCGGCAAGTATAGCAGTACCAATAGCTTTTCCAGCGACGGCGCACTATGGGAAAACAACATACTGCCCACAATCTTGTTTGGATGGACTAACCGCAACGAAATTGCAGACTTCGTGACCAACAGCGTGCAACCGCAGTTGACTGAAGCCACAATGAAACAATTCTACTACGATAATTTTCCTCGTGTGTACACCAATGCTGCACCAGCAGGCAGCTTTGTGGTAGGGCAGACGTACATTATTGCCACAGTGGGCACTACCAACTTTATAGCAGTGGGTGCCGGAGACAACAACGTAGGCACTGCATTCATAGCCACAGGTGCAGGATCAGGTACAGGCACAGCTTTTGTGAGTGTGGCTGGCAGCACATGGCAACAAAGCACTACACTTGCCAACGAAACCACAGGCTACTTTAAAAATTCTGCGGGCACAGCTATTCCTGTTGGACCCAGTAGCGGCACAGATTTCAAGTATGTGCAAGTAGGTAGTTTGATCAAGTTCGTGGCGCCAATTATCAACGGGCAACCCTATTACTTTGATCGCAACAATCGACTGCAAGCCGGTATCCCCACTCGCCCTGACGAACGCACAGAAATTTGGGCCAGCCCTCAAGCCATTGTAGGCGACGGCTACAACAACGGTCTGGGCAACTTGAGTTCAGGAGCAGGACCAGTCACAATCAATAACTTTGTGCCCACAGGCGCTGTGGTCAGCGAAATCATTCCGCTGTTTGTGACAGACCTTCCTTTGAGTATAGAACAGCAAATGGGCGATCAAATTGAACTGTTCCGTGACTTTGGCCTGGGCTACAATAACCTTACAGGTACTTGGTATATTATTACCAGTACTAACCTAGATCAAGACGCTGCCTGGAGTGACACCAACGCAGGCTCTACTTCAGGAACCAACAGTGACGCCAGCTGGCTAGTACAGTTTGTGGTAGAGAATCAAAACTACACAGTGACATTCCGTGGCCTGGCCTACTACTTTGGATCAGTGCTTCAAACTCGTTTCTTCTTCTATGGCGATCAACTGATCTATGACAGCAGAACAGGCACCATCATTAAGGACTTTATCAACGTGTTGGCCATGAACACACAACCTGATGATTCGGCTCCACTGGAAGGCGATGTGATCATGGACATTATCGGACAGCCAGTAGAGTCAGATGGTTATGTTGACGACTTTCAAGTTCTGGTCAGCTTCCGTGATAGCGACAACGACGGTGTACCCGACAATCCAGACTTCTTTAAAGAAATTGTTGCACCTGAGGTAAATGACAATCAGAAACTGGTGTTCCTGCAACAAACAGTGGACTTTGACAATCTACAAAGATATTTGTTGGTCGAAGAAGGCATTGTCAACAGTGACTATGCTACTCTTGATGACATTGAGTTGGTCAAGAGTGAGTGGAGTCCAGGACAAATTTTTTATGCATATGATCAAGTCAACAATGACGGCTCAGTTGGTGCATTCTACTTGTTGAGCATCAACATTGCTGGTGTACGCACGCTGGTATCGCAGTCAGGATGGATTGCACGCACTGGTCGTCAAGATCTGTACTTCCAGTATCGTCACAATTCACCGCTGACCACACGTATTGATCCAGGTACCACAAACATCATTGACTTGTACGTGGTTACACAGGCCTATTACACAGCATATCAAAACTGGATTCGTGACACCACTGGTACTGTACCTGAGCCCAGTGTGCCCACAATTGACGAGTTAAGCACGGCATATCAAGGCTTGCAGGACTACAAAATGATTTCTGACAACGTGGTCTTGAACTCAGTAAACTTCAAGCCCTTGTTTGGAGCCAAAGCAGCAGCACAGTTGCGAGCCACCATCAAGGTGATTCGTGCGCAAGGATCAACAGCGTCAACAAGTGAAATCAAGAGTTCAGTGATTGCTGAAATGAACACATATTTCAGCATTGACAAATGGAACTTTGGGGATACATTCTACTTCTCAGAGCTGGCAGCATACCTGCATCGTCAGTTGGGAACTATTATCAGTTCTGTGGTCCTGGTACCATTGGATCCACAAAAGAGTTTTGGTGACTTGTATGAGATTCGTTCAACTCCCAACGAAATATTCGTGAATGCAGCAGACATAACTAATATAGATGTGATTGAGGCTTTGACCAGCACCAATCTCCGAACAGCCCCTGGTAGCGGAGTAATTTAATGGCAAGAGTACGTAGTGTAGAATTTTTACCTGAAATCTTTCAGACTGATGTCAACAAGCAGTTTTTGGCTGCGACTCTGGATCAGTTGATTCAGGAGCCTAAGTTCAAAAAGACTCAGGGCTTTATTGGCCGCAGCGTGGGCCCTGGTGTAAACCCCAATGACAGTTATGTAATTGAACCCAACAAAACTCGTGCTGACTATCAGTTAGAAGCTGGTATTGTGAGTCTAGAACCTGATACCAGCCGAGTTCGAGATGTTATGACGTATCCAGGCATACTGGATTCAGTCGAGTATCAAGGCGGTGATTCCAGCCGTCCTGATCAACTGTTTGAAAGTCAGTACTACACTTGGGATCCATTCATCAATTGGGATACTTTTATCAACTTTAGTCAGTACTTTTGGATTCCTGGCGGCCCTGCATCTGTAGATGTGGCAGCAACTGGGGTACCAGCTACTGACAATTTTGTAGTAGATCGTGCTGATGGTTCGTACACCTTCTCAGGCCTGGCTGGAACCAACCCTACAATTGATCTAGTACGCGGCGGCAGCTACACATTTCAAGTTGCACAAAACGACAAAGAAACTGTCAACTATCGTGTGAGCAATGCTGGTATCAGCAGCTACGTGATTGATTCACGAAACAATCCCACTCTGTCACTAGTGCGTGGTAACACCTATGTGTTTACCATGAACCTAGACGGGGTATATCCTTTTTATATCAAGACAGCTCCTACCACAGGTTTGAGCAATGTCTACAATTCAGGTGTGACCAACAACGGAGCAGTTGTGGGACAGGTCACATTTGTGGTGCCACAAGACGCACCTGACACCTTGTACTATGCCAGTGCTACACAAAGCAACATGCAAGGCACAATAACCGTGACCAACGCCGATGCTGGCACGGGCCCGGGATTCTGGATTCAGTCGGCACCGGGCATTAGTGGCCGCGTGCCCATTACTCCCAACATCAGTTCAAGAGATGTGTTTGGTGTCACAAACAACGGCGAAGATCTTGGCACAGTTACGTTCAACGTTCCGACCAAGACGGCGCAAGACTTCTACTATGCTCTGCCCAGCATTGGTACAGTGGATCTGATCACTGACCTCAAGTTTGATCAACTAGACAACATTTCAGTGGCTGATTTTATTGCAACCTATGGCGGCATTGATGGCATTACAGAACTCAATGGCCGCACGTTGGTGTTTACTCAATCCATAGTTGAACCTGAACTAGGGGGCTGGTACAAAACCACACTGTATGATCCCTTGGATCGAGATGATTCTCTCAATGGTCAAGTAGGCAGCTATGACAGTTTGCTGTATTCAGAAACTACTGAAGTTCCGCTAGAACAACGATTTGGTATCTGGCAAATTGAATATGTCAACGACGACGGTTATGTTTACATGACCTTGAACAGCGTTCAGCTGATCAACAATCTTGAAAAATTTACTGTGCGATATGGCAACACCTATGCCAGCACACAATGGTACAAAAATGATGCAGGGTTCTTTAGAGAAATCCCGTTGCTGACAGCAGCGCAAGACGTCTTGTACTATCAAGACGGCACGGACCCAGAAATATTTGGTCGTATTCGCTTGATCGAGCAAACACAAAGCGACACCTTGTTTATTGATGAAATATTGGGCAAAACATCGTACACTAGCCCCAATGGTGTGACATTTACCAATGGTCTCAAAGTGGTATTCCGTGGTCAAGTAGAACCTGCTAGCTACATTGATCAAGAGTATTACATCAGTGGTGTGGGAGCAGCTATAGAATTGTTGCCAGTAATCAACTTCATAACTCCTGAAACCTATGTAGTCGATGGTGACGACAGTACAGAAGCCACCGAACCAGGGGAACTGGACTACTTGACCATTGATCGTGCGGCACTGGATCTCAATGCCTGGAGTCGCAGCAATCGTTGGTTCCACATTGATGTGCTCAATGCCACTGCTGCCTACAACAACACAGAAGTAGTGATTGACAATGCATTCCGTGCCAAGCGCCCTGTGATTGAATTCCGTGGCGGCATTCGCATGTTCAACATGGGCACTGAAGGCAAGCAACCAGTCAGCATCATTGACTTTGAAGAAACAGACGCATTCAGCAACATTGAAGGCAGTACCGGTTATTCAGTTGGTGGGTTTACATTCGAACAAACTAATCCTCCACAACGAGTTATTTTTGCCGCAGATCTTGACGCCAACGTGAGAAACAAGATCTGGGAAGTGAATTTTATCATTCCTGACTCAGTTCCGCCCCTAATTACGCAACCAATTATTCACCTGACTTTGGCCACTGACGGCGAAGTACTAGTTGATCAAAGCACTGTATGTCTAGACGGAACTGAACTCAAAGGTGTGTCATTCTGGTATGACGGTGTTGCTTGGATTCCTGCTCAACTCAAGACTGGTGTTCAACAGGCTCCACTATTTGACATTTATGATGCTGCTGGCGTGAGTTTTGCCAACCTTGTGAAATATCCGTCAACTACATTTGCTGGCAGCAAATTGTTTAGCTATGCTGTGGGAGACACCGGTGTGTTAGACCCTGTGTTGCAATTTCCTTTGCAGTACTTGAACCTCAACAACGTAGGAGACATTGTTTTTGAAAACAATCTCTACAAAGATACTTTCTTGTATGTGCGAGACAACGTCAGTGTTACTGAATCTATCAGCAACGGTTTTGTGAGAGAATATGACACAAGAACATTGTTCCAACGACAAATTGGATGGAACACTGCGGCCACAGACACACAAATTCGACAACAGTTCAAATTTACCTATACTGGCGAACTGCTAAAGCTGGATGTATCAGCACAGTCCACAGACTCTAACATACCAGCCGTGCAAGTATACGTGGGGTCAGTTTTCCGTGACCCAGGATCCTACACAGTTGCAACCGCAGCTAATTCAACCACAATTGCGCTAGACAACACATATGCAATTGGAGACATAGTGGAAGTGTTGGTGTTGAGTGATCAAATCAGTCAGGTGGCTTTTTATCAAGTACCTATCAACCTGGAAAAGAATCCCATCAACGGCAACAGCGACACATTTACACTGGGCACTGTTCGCACACACTACGAGTCAATCTGCGAAAATTTAACCACACTACGTGGTCCAATCAACGGCGCCAACAACACACGAGATCTTGGCTATATTGGAACGTACGGCCAGGTAATTTTACAACAAAGCGCACCCTTGGTGCTGGCTGGCTATTTTAATCGTTCGCAAGACTACAACATTTTTGCTAGTCTACAATACAACTCCAGAGAGTATCAAAAGTTCAAGAACTTGATGTTGGAAGAAGTTACTAGACTCACTATTGGATTTGAAACGCCAGGGCAATTGTTGACACAGGCCATGGAGAATCTCACTGCTGGACGGATTGAAATCAATCCGTTTTACTGGAGTGACATGTTACCCACCGGTTCAGTGTTCATTGAAAATTCCTATACAGTGGGTTTGATCACTACCAACGTGTTTGACACTGTGCAAGTGTACAATTATACATCAGCTAACTATCTTGGCTTGCTGGTGTATAAAAATCAACAATTGCTCACACGTGGATTTGATTATGTGGTGGCCACAGATGGTCCTCGTATCACAATCACCGTACCACTGGCCGTAGGGGACATAGTATCCATTCAAGAGTATCCTGAGACTTATGGTAATTTTGTACCCAACACTCCCACAAAGTTGGGACTGTATCCAGCGTATCGTCCTGAAATTGCAATAACACAAACCACAACAGGTACAGCAGTGGTCATAGTAGGCCATGACGGCAGTCAGACTCCTGCGTTTGAAGACATTAGAGATCAAGTGCTGTTGGAATTTGAAACTCGCATCTACAACAACTTGAAACTGGACGGAAATCCTGTACCTTTGTTGATCACAGATGTGTTACCCGGCAATTTCCGTG